AGCCCTTGCACGTTACTATAACTACAACATGTTAATATCCCTTATAAGCGTGTCCTTAACAACAAACACGAGGGGTGTTTACATAGCGATCGAGTTAACAAACCACTACTACACTTACACTTTAAAAGCACTACTATTTTTCGAGTGTGGGAAAGTCTACCCAATACATTAAGAATGTGGAAACCCACACTCACAAAGGTATTGTGACCAACTTTCTTGGCGCTCGAATACAGACCGCACTTTCAAGTACACAAACACAAGGTGCACACAAAACTACTACTTGTATTGGATCGCCAATACGAGCTTATCCCAACGGAAGGGGGCATTCAACAAATAGTAGAAAAGAACACACCTCACAACATACAACAACAAACATTGAGAAAAACAATTTATACTTTTGCCAAAGTTTGCACTACTGCATAACAGACAAGAACTGTGGGGAAGTTGGATCTGGAACAGAAAGCTCCATACCATTAAACTGCACCCCAACATTCACAGTCGGATTTTGAGCAGATGCACCAGCCCCAATCGAAAACCGATTAAACACCAACAAGACAATCGTTCCCAACTTGGAACGCCAATTGCCCGATGATATTTGCAAGGCATTAAGAGGATGAACAAAAGGGACATGCAAAACCCCAGCACTAGTTCTTCCTGCCTTGATAAGAACATGTGGCATCAATAACAACTCCTTCACTGTATAATCTGCCGGATCAGTTTCCAGTGGACAAAAGAAAGCTATCAACTGCCCTTGAGACGTAACCGTAGTACTCAGCCCAAAACTGAATGTCAAGGTCATCCTCGAATACATAAAACTATGATAAACAGAATGAACTGGTCCTGCAGGTATAACATCATCGGGCACTGACTTCTGCCATATAATAGTTCCTTGCACATCCGCAGGATCCCATGCCACCTCATCAATCAAATGGACACGATTCCATAGGGCATCAGCTCCATCCACACTCAGAGCCGCAGCCCTAGGTCCTCCTTCTGGACGCACATCAACCTCTTTCTTCTCATCATCATTGAATTCTCCACCCAAAGCACCCGTACGCAACATCTGGGTTTCAAAAACATCCTCTGGAGGAGTAGGAACAGCTAAGGCTATACGGGCTAAATTTTCACCCGGGGTCTTGAACTCCATATCTTCTCCTGCCGCCAAGAAGATATTAATATCCATACTACTATCCATCGTCTCATTAACCTGGTATGGTGTAACCACCATAATAATTATCTCCCCAGTCACGAAATCCTCCCAGCGCAGCCGCGCTGATCCAAGCACATCCGGTACAGGCACTCGCAACCACTCAGCTGCCGAAATAAAAGGAATAGTAAAACTAAGAGTATCCTCCTCCCCATAATTGAAAACCCTACCATACTGACTTGAGAACAAACTCAATGGTACGGTTGCCCCTAGAGATCCAAATCTAGAGGCCACTCCAATCCGAGCATGGGCCAAAGGAGGCCCAACACACTGCATAGTAACCCTCAAACTTCCTTGCCAAAAAGTAAAGGGTGTCGCTATATGTTCCATCATAGTAGTCTGAAACAACCCATTCGTAGTCCTAGAAAACAATTCTGGACAAGGAGTTATCGGGACACGCAACAACACTGTTCCCGCAACATCACTAGATTGCATTCTAACTGTAGTATGCAGTGTCATCATCTGTGCCAAATTCATAATCCTCGTCTCTGGTACTGTTGTTCCCACAGGCACATCAAATAAGGGTGGTTCACCAGTCATTGGTCCAAGTACTTGTGCATATCGAACTCCATCCATATTAGCCATATTCAATCCATGCCTTGGTTCCACAGGTGCACCGGTAGAGCCATTATTGGGTGTATCCATATTAACCACCGATGCCACCTTACCAGCAACATCTATGGCCCTGTCAGTTACAGCCCGAACATTAGCATAAGTACCAGATATGGCCTTCACACCCTTATCTATCTTAGAGGTCACAGCCCCTTGCATCTCAAACTTATCTTCTTTGGAATCCGGTTCTACAAAGGTAGTAGTTCGCCAAGGTATACGATGAGGGAATGCCAAACGAAAACCATCTCCAACGGTAACAAAAACCAACATCCTTCCCTTCACATAATTAATCACCCAAGAACCCCCCCAAAGGTTGGGATCCTGATTGGCATTAACTTCAGCTCTATCCACCGGTACTAGAAACAAATTATTTGGTCCCAAATGCTGCATAGGAACTTGCACAAACATAGGTATTTCACCCGGTTGCCCTATTGCCACGGGCATACAACCAGACATCCGCAACAGGGCATCCGGTAAATACTGTGCATACATTGAATCCGAAACAACCGTCGAATCCATACTACACGCATAAGACACAGTCGTGGGATCTATAGAACCATCTGCCGCTGGCTTCGCAACAATCATCAAACCTAATGGGCCATGCCAAAAACGGAAACAACTCCCATAATAAGTCAACCAAGAACAGGTCGACCTACCCAACAAGGAGTAAGCCGTGTCAGCCGGTATAAAAGGGTCAATCATCCAAAGCTGGCCATTATTCCCACTAGCCTGGAAAGTGTGCAGCAATTGCAACCGCTTGCACAAATCCTCAACTGTAGAAACCTTGGCCACTTTTTCAACTGAAACCAATCTACCAGGGGCCAAGGACTCAGCAGGAGCTGTGGATGCTATAATATTATCATTAGTCAAATTATCTGCCTGCATCTCAAACCGATCATTAAGGTTCCAAGGCTGACTCTCTGGAACTCGACAGTCAACCCTAAAATTCCCTTTTGGTAACAAATAATCCCTTCCTGAATTATAAGTATCAGATTGGGTCCACCTAGCATCATCATGCGTATAATTAAACTTCCTCTCCTCAAAATTAGTCGAAACATCATTCCAATCCGGTAGATGTGGGTCCACTCCTACCGATTGCAACGCAAGAAACAACTTCGCACGCTCATCCATAAAAGCCCTCCTACCCTTACCAACTGAACGATACAATATACCCACAGCATTCTGGCACAAAGCCATAGCAGGATCTATAGTATTAGTGGACCATGCTAGTGATCTATAATCAGCTTTGGGCACCGACAAGAATGTGACTCCCAACTCTTGAATTGGGTCTATCCTAGTCGTCCTTGACAAAAATTCCAACTCATCAATGGAGACTACACTTGGTGCACTACCTGGGTCTTCCTTGGAAGCTGTCGTATACTCAATACCATACATACCCAAGAACCCTCTTATCG